AGCAAGGCGGACGGGTTGGTTTTGGCTTGCTGGGACGTTTTGCACTAAGGAGAAAGAGAAATGGACCCGGAATCAGTGAAAGCGATAGTGGAGGCCTTGTCAGGTTTGGGGGAGGATGCAAAGGGGGCTTTTGTTTGGTATGTAGTCTGTGAAATGCTGCCGAAACTATTTACCCCTATCGTTATTTGCTTCGTTTTCCTTATGGGGTTTCGTTGTATTTCTAAGTGTATTAAGTGGTGTTTAGGTCTGGGTGAAATCGAAAAGATCGTTGGGGGAAATGCATGGACTAAGAAGGAGTGGAGGGATGTTTTAGTGTGTCTTGAAGAGCACTACGATGAATATAGGGAGAAGAACAAGTGAAACAAGCACGGGTATCACATTCGGTAACTCGGACTCTCAATCTGGGCAACTATGAATCGGTGAAGGTACAGGCTGGTTTGGAGGTTCAATGTGATCGGGGCGATGAAGAAGATGCTTGGACTCAGTTGAAAGAGTTCGTGGACGCTAAGATAGAAGAGGAGACGAAGGCATGGCAGATATGAAAACGGAAGCCCCCCGTTTGGTGATCGATGAGTTCGACCTGGATCAAGAGTGGGTTGGGCAGCCGGCTCTCTTTTTCCGGTGGGCTAGAAAGAAAGCGGATGCCGATCGATGTGTCGATGGGGCAAAGGGAGAACTGGACGTCGTGAAGGCCGATCTGGATGCTAATATCCGAAAGAATCCAGAAGTCTTTGGGATAGCCAAGATTACAGAGAAAGTGGTGGAGAACACTATACTCAGTAATTCGGTGTATCAGGAAACGGTTCAGGAAGTGATCAAAGCCAAACACGATGCTGCAATCATAGCGGCTGCTGTGGAGGCTTTACAACACCGTAAGCGTGCCTTGGAGTGTTTGGTTACCCTTCATGGGCAGAATTATTTCTCCAGGCCGCAGGCGACGGGAGAAGCTAAGGAAAAAATGAGTCAAGTTGAGAGGACAGCGACCCGGCAGAAGGGACGGCCCAAGCAATGAGCTGGTGGGGGATGTCTCAGTTTGTCTTTATTTTTGGATTGTTTCTGATGGCAATTCCATGGACGGTATATTTGAGTGTGAAGCTGGCCGCGTTCGGTTGGCATCGTGGAAAAGACATATACCTCGAATCTAGGAGATTGAAAGAATGGCGACGAAACGAAAGCAGAGAGAGAAGCGAGAGCGAGTGAGTGCCCGGCGGAGGGCGGAGAGCCACGTTGCGGGGTTTCAGGGCACGTCTGTCAAGCTACCAGAGGGGGTGTCTTTCTTGGGTGTGAAGAAGGCTGGAGCCAAGCGGTTTGACATCATCCCGTATCGTGTGCCTGATGGTGCAGGGAATCCCGAGTGTGAAGATGGTCAGTTGCACTTCGAGCGGACGTATTGGGTCCATCGTGGTATCGGACTTGAAGGTAAGGACAGTTACGTGTGTTTGGCGAAGACGGCGGGGAAACGTTGCCCGATTTGTGAGAAGCGGGCAAGGTTGGCAGCTGATCCAGACACGGAAGAAGCCCTACTCAAGGCTTTGTTGCCCAAGGAGCGTCAGTTGTGGAACATCTATGATCCGGACGAGCCTGATGAGGGTGTTCAGGTTTGGGATGTGAGTTTTCATTTGTTCGGTAAGCAGCTTGACGCGGTGGTTAAGCACTCGGATGAGAACGACGAAGAAGAAAACCACTACGAATACTTCAGTGATCCTGAGGATGGATCGACGCTGAAGACTACTTTCTCTGAAGAGACGTTTGCTGGCCATAAGTATTATGAAGCTGGCCAGATCGAATTCAGGCGACGCAAGGAACCGCTGCCCGACGAAGTGGTTGAAGCGGCGAACATCCTGGACGATCTGCTTATCATTTTGCCTTACGAGAAGCTCAAGGCCATCTTCCTTCAGATCGACGATCCAGATGACGAAGACGATGAAGACGATGAACCGGCTCCACCTCCGAAGAAATCTGCAAAGAAGAAATCGCCAGCCAAGCCGGAAGAGAAGGCAGCAGCGACGGCAGAGCAGTTCGGAATTGAGAAAGGCAATGAGGTTACCCAAGACGGTGAGGTTTTCACTGTTGTCAAGATTAGCCCGGATGGAACGTCACTCACGTTGATGGACCAAAGTGATGAGGTGCATCGGGGCGTGGCTCCTGATGAAGTGACGCTGATCCCTTTTGAGCCTGAGTCTGAGGATGGACCAGAACCGAAGAAGTCCCCCGAAAAGAAAACTCTACCCAAGGAAAAGGAAAAAGAAGCGGAGCCGGAGCAAGGTGATGGAGACGATGGCCCGTTCGGCGATGACGATGACGATTCTTTTTGGGAGGATTGACGGCAGCGGTTCCGACCGTTGGGCACGATACGGCCCGCCCCAAGCGGACACGGGGAAACAGTGGGGTCTTTAGATGCGAAGCCCAAGCAGTTCGTGTGATGAGCATCCGGCCGGCTGAAGAGGCCGGCATGGTCCTGTGGCGGAACGTATACGCAAAACCACACGGGTTAGAGCCCCGGCCCTGGCGAGGGTGTGAAGCGATGAGGTTTGATGCCAATAGGTCGCAAGGAAACGCAATTGCAGGTTCGACTCCTGCCGGGACCCCTAGAAAGAAAGGATTGAAATGTCTAAAGACGCTGACGCTGCAAGGGAAGCCCTGACCAAACCCCGATCGGTTCAGCAATTGATCCACAGCGAAGACCTACTTAGCACTGGTTCTACTCTTCTCAACTTGGCTTGTACGGGTAAGCCGAACGGTGGCTATCTTAAGGGGCATTACTTTTTCTTCGTGGGTGACTCGGCCAGTGGCAAGACGTGGCTATCGTTGTCTTGCTTTGCTGAGGCGGCGATCAACAAAAACTTCGATGACTACCGGCTCATCTTTGACAACGTAGAGGGCGGGGCGTTGATGGACCTGGAACGGTATTTTGGCAAGGGGGTCGCGGAGCGGTTGGAGCCGCCTGCGGTGGACGAGGAAGGGGGGCCAGTCTATTCAGCTACTATCGAGGATTTCTATTTTCATGCTCACGATGCCTTGGAGGAAGGGAAGCCGTTTGTCTACGTCCTCGATTCGATGGATGCTCTTAGTAGCACCTACGAAGGAAAGAAGTTTGATGAGCGGAAGAAGGCGGCAAGGGGCGGCCCGGAAGCCAAGGGTGATTACGGAGATGGGAAGGCAAAGACCAACTCTGCAATGCTTCGCAAGGTGCTGTCTGGTATCCATAAGACTGGGAGCATCCTTGTTATCGTCAATCAGACGCGGGACAACATCGGGGCGATGCCGTTCCAGGAAAAGAAGACGAGGAGCGGCGGCCATGCTCTCAAATTCTATTGTGGGCTGGAGATATGGAGTAGTGTAAAGGGGCAGTTGAAACGGACGGTCAGAGGGAAGCCGAGGCAGATTGGTGTGAATGTCAAACTCAGGGTGAAGAAAAACCGGATCGTTGGTAAGGATAGGACTGTGGAGGTGTCCATACTTCACTCGGTAGGAATAGATGATCTGGGGAGTTGTGTTGATTATTTGGTCGATGAAGGGCATTGGAAAAAGAACAAGGCTGGGGTGATAACGGCCGGTGATCTTGAGTTGGAGGCTAAGCGGGAAAAACTCGTCTGGCAGATAGAGGAGCAGGGGCTGGAAAAGGATCTGCGGGGGTTGGTGGCGGACGTGTGGGACGGAATCGAGGAAGCATGCAAGGTAGAGCGGAAGTCGCGTTATTGAAAAGGAGACTGAGTCATGGGATTGGTGTTGTCGAGAGAGGCCGGTCAGCAGGTCGTCATCGGAGAGGGGGAGGATCAGGTCACGTTTACGGTGGTTGAGATACGAACGCGGCCGGTGCGAGTTAGGTTGCATTTCGAGGCTCCCAAGCACATCAAGATTGACAGGAAGGAAGTCAGGGTCCGGATTGAGAAGGAAGGGCGAGATAAGCTATAGGGTCGCCGAGAAGGGCCCATACGGGGCCGTTTAGCTGGGAGGGGTATACTTAGATGGGAATCGTAACAGGCCGCTAGATAGGGCCCTGTGGGCTCTGGGAGGAGACTAAAAATGGCGGAGCAATTTGATAAGGGTGTTTTTGTTCGGGCGTGTCAAAAAGTGTTGAAGGAATTGGAAGACTATAAGGGGGAGGAGATTGTGAAGGGAAGGCATCCGTTACATTGTGCCATCGTAAATCTGGAGCAGTTGTGCAGAAAACAGAGAGGGTCGTCTTGGTCCGGTCAGCAGTATGCGTTGGTGAATCCACTCGACTTGATTTGGTATATGCTAGTGACACGGAGTCGTGGTACGGACAGGGTTTTTCAATTTACTCAGTTTCCTGAAATCAAACGTCTGATACCGGATTATGTCAGAGGCGGTAAGTCGTCTGCACTTGTACAGTTGGCCGATTTACTTGCGATGGGAATCTGCATGCAGATGAGATTGGTTGAGCTGGCTGAGAGAGGGCATGGGAGGGGATTACAATACAAGATTCAGCAGGATGCAAAGGAGTAGTTGGTGTGAATCTTCTAATCGTCGATGCCAACTACGTTTGCTCCCGTGCCTATTTCGCAACGGGCAGTCTCCAGTTTGAGGGTAAGGGTACCGGCATGGCCCTGGGAGCCATCCAGACCGTGGAAATCTGCGAGGAACTTTTCGCCACCGATTTGACCGTCCTGGCCTTCGATTACGGTCGCAACGTGCGGCGTGAAGTCTATCCCGAGTACAAGGCGAACCGGAGAGCGGGGACGGACGAAGAGAAGGCAACCAAGGAAGAGTACCTCCGCCAAATCAAAAAGATGCCAAAGGTGTTTCGTCGGATGGGCTACCGGAATATCTTGAGTCAGTGGGGGTACGAAGCGGACGACATAATAGCTTCCGTGGTCTTGTCGATGGGGAAGGAAGACTGGGCCGTCATCGTCTCGGCGGATCAAGACCTGTGGCAGTTGATCCGGGTGAATGTGATCTGCTACGATCCGAGGGCGAAGAGGAAGATGAGCGTAAAGACGTTCACGGATGAGTGGGGGGTGCCACCAGAGTTGTGGCCGCACGTGAAGTCACTGGCTGGTGATCCGGGGGACAACTTGGAGGGGCTGAGGGGGATCGGACTGAAGACGGCTGCGAAGTATTTTGGGGCACCGGGCAAGGTCACGGACAAGGCGAGGGCGGTGATAGAGGCGGGGATATCGGTTCACAACAGGAACTTGGGGTTGATCCGGCTGCCGTTTCCGGGGACGGAGGATTTCGAGTTGGTGCCGGACGAGGTGACTGCGGAGCGGCGTGAGTTCGTTTTTGAGAAGCTGGGGGCAAGCGTTGGGAGGTGGGGACGATGACCAAAAAGTGTGGAGTCATTTATTACGCTTTGAACACGGTGAATGGGAAGGGGTATGTGGGGCAGACGTGGCATTGGCC